GCCCGCCCCGCTGTCGATGACCGGAGATGTGAACGATGCCGCCGTGACGCTGGCGGTTGCCGTGGTCGCGGAAGCAACGGCCGCAATCACCCACAGCGGGTTTCCGTCAGCAGCGGGAATCGCCTGGGTCCAAGAACCGGGCGTACCTCCGCTAAGTGCGCCGGTCGAGAAGGTGTATGTGAAGGTGCCCGATGGAGCAGATGGGGTCGAGGCGGCGCGCTGGTAGAGGTAGACCGTCGCATTGTTTCGCCCATCGGCACCGTTCGTGCCATTCGTGCCGTTCGCTCCGGTCGCTCCCTGCTGAACCCGAACGACGCTGATCTTGTCGGTGATCGTCGTCCCGTCTGTCAGGCTGGCCGTCACGATGACGCCGCTGGTTCCGTTGCGCGCCGAGGCAAATTGAGCCTCCGTCATGGTCACGCTGTTGCCAGTCGAGGCCGAAAGGTAAGACGTGACCGGGGTACGCGCTACCCCCGCGGCATCCGTGATCGACCAGTTGACCGTCGCAGTGGTGTTCTGCTTGTTCGTCGTAAAGGTGGTCGTCTGCGTCGAAGGCGATGCCGCGCCCGCCGCGTCGTAATAGATCGTCTGGCGGTCGCTGATCAGGGTCAGGGTCTTGGCATTGGCGCCGGATGCGCCCGCTGAACCAGTCGCGCCGGTAGCCCCTGCCCGAACCTTGCTCAGCGTGTAGACCTTGTCGAAGGTCTTGCCCGAATAGGTCGCCCGTAGCGTAGCAGTTCCGGTGTCGGCCGCCATTGCCGATACGGTATAGGAGCCGGTCGAAGAATTGATGCTGATGGTGAGGTTGGACGAAGTGGCAACCGAATAGGTTACTCCGCTTGCGACCGGATCACCGGCTTCCAACAGGATCATGCTGCCTGATGCAGGAGTGAAGCTCGATACCGTGCCGGAAGAGTCGGCTGACACTGTCGCGGATTCGTTCGTGAGGTAGGCCGTGTAGGCAACATCGGACGGGCCGGTCATGTTGTCCCAATAGGCGTTCGACGTGGTCGGCCAGGACGGCGGAGCGTTGCCGGACCCCGCAGTGGTCGCGATATAAATCCACGTCGACCCGTCCGGCGAAGTGACGATGTCGCCTTCGCGATAGGTCGTCCCACTCGCATAATCTCCGCGTGGGTTGGGAACCACGGCATAGGCAATCTCGTCCGCGCTGTGGACTCGCCACGCCCGGTTCGCGCCCATGACGGTGCGGTAATAGGGCGGGCTGACTTCGACCTGCTTCGAATCCGTCACCAGCGGAAGCGCCCGGCCGCGCGTGTCGAGCGTCAAGGTTTCGCTGATTGAGAACGACGGCTTGGTGACGAACAGCTTTCCGCCAAGACTGATGCCGGCCTGATAGTTGCAGGGCAGCGCGAGCCGGCGCGCGATGTCGAGGAATGTGATCTGATCGGCCAGCACAAGATTGATGTTGTACGGTACGTCGCTGTCGAGCGTGGTGAGGGTCGAGGTTTCGATGTCGCCGGAACTCACCCCAGAGATCGTCGCCAGGGCGTTGATGATCGCGCCAGTCAGGCGCGGGGTGGTGGCCCCAACCTTGTGTCCCTTGATGTCTCCGGTGATTACGCCATAGGCCGGAGCCCCAAGCCGGACCATGCCGGAGGCAAGACAGGTGCCCCAGCGGCCCGGCGGGATCGAAGCGGCGACAAGCGCGGTGTAGTCGGCGTAGTCTCCGACCGACGCGCCAAAGTCGCTGCCCCGTTCGTAGAGCGTCGTGACCGCCTCGATCGCCCCGTAGGCGCTGAACTGGTAGACCGAGTTCGTGGCATCAACCGGCACGGGCTCGACGTTCATCGCCCAGCCGAGCGCCAGAGGCTTTGGCTTGTTCTTGATGTCCGCGCCGCCTTCAGCGCCGCCGCCGCCGCCGTAGACCTGGGTGAGCACGTCCTTCTGGAATGGCTCAATATCGACCCTGGCCCCAAGGGTAAGGACTTGGCGATCCCGGCCAAAGCTCGCCACCTTGCCGATGAAGCGCGTCGTCCACGGCCAGGCGGTGCCAGGCTCTTCAGCGTAGATCGTGATGGGCGCCCCGGCCCAAGCATAAGTGTCGATGTCCGGCCAAGTGTTGCGCGCCACCGCCATGTTGAAGGCGAGGCGTGCATCGCCTGGCCCGATCGGGGCAACGAAATCGCCGTTGAACCCTTCGAAGGTCAGGACTGGCTGCATTTTCATCGCCGGCTCCCACACCTGCCCATTCAGGCCCGTGATGCGGCGGTCGTTAGCGGAGGCGATGTAGATGTCGACGCGGGTTCCCGTGGCCTGGTCAAGCGGGGAGAGTTTGGCGAGGCAGAGGTAGGGCATCAGTAGTAATTTCCGACAGAGTAACCGGACAGGTCGAAGCTATACCCGCCGCCGGTCCCGGTCTGGAGGCCGAGGATCTGGTTCTGGAGGATCGCCGAAAGCAGGTTGTTGGTCTGCCCCAGCGCGTCGATCACGCCCTGGTTGTCATTCGCCGCGATGGCAGTGGACGAGAACGGATTAGCGCTGGAGCTGGCTGCGTCGATCATCGCCTGCTGGCGATCCATCTCTGACTTGGTGAGTTCCTTGAGTGAATCAACGAACGAGAAGTAGCCACCCTGCGAGCCGTTGAGTTGCCGCTCAAGATCCATCACCACGCGCGCCGCGTCGGCGAAGTCGGCGTAGGCCGTGCTGTCTCCGGCCGCCACGCGGTCCTTGAGTGGATCGAACTTGGAGTAGGCCCCGGTGAGGCGGTCGCGAAGCGAGAAGGCGTCATTGCCCACCGTGAGGTCGTCGTAGAGCGACTTGAGCGAGCCCATTACCTGCTCGCTGGCTTGCTTGATCGCTTCAGCGCGCTTCAGGTTGTAGAGCTTTTCGGCGTCGGCGTACTCCGCCGCGCTCGCGCTGCCCAGCTTCAGCGCGTCGACAACCTTGGTGAACTCGCGGTTGAGTTCGTCGACGGCGTACCCGACAGGGTCGGTCAACTGCTTCAACTGGCGCGGGATCGACTGGACCAGCGCGGCCTTCTCAATCGCCTTCTGGAGATCGCCGCCGGCCTTCAGGATATTCTGAGCGGCCTGGCTGATTCCCTGAATGGCGCCATCCGATATGGCATCGCGAATCGCGGCCTCAAGCGCCTGCTGGTAGGCCGCATCGCCGGTCCCGAATACCTGCACGTCCGAATACTTGGACTTGAGTTCTCCCGTGCGCCCCGTGGTCGAGATGCGCCATTTCCCATCGGTCTGGCCTAGCGAGACGCTGAAGGCCCCAAGGGTAGCATCGAGGCCGTCCGCGATCTGGTTGAGCGTCGAGAGCAGGCTATCGCCGCTGCTTTGTGCGCCAGTCTTGAGGTCGCTATTGTTGCCGTTGACGCTCATCACCCCGTTCTGGAACGAGGCGTTGCCGTACTTTGCACCGCCAAAGATCGCCTTGAACAAGCCGGTCAGCAGGCCGTACTTGGCTTCGGTTGGAACCTTGATGCCGAACGACGCGGCGATGTCGGTAATCATTGAGGCCCCGCTGAGCCCCTGAAGACCCATCGAGAAGATGTTGCCGAGGCCGGACGGAAGGCCGGGAATGCCGCCGAGCGCGCCGAGTACGGCACCAGGGGCACCGCCGACCATGTTGCCGTACATCGCGCCGCCAAGAATACCCTGAGCGGCCTTTCCGCCGAAGATGCCAGGCAGCGTATCGCCGAGCGCACGCGCCATCTGCTCGCCGATCTGACGCGCGAAGACATCGGGCGAGAGGTTGCTGGCGAGGTTTTTGATCTCCTTGTTCGTCTTGTCGGCCATCACGATGATGTCGCCGGTCGACTGATCGCTGATGCGCTGGAGAATGCCCGCAAGCGAGTTGTCGTTTGCCGCGCCGCCGACGATCGGCGCAACGACTGAACCGCCAGCCTTACCACCCATGATCGCCTTGCTGGCTGAGCCCAGCGCATTGGCCAGGTTCCCCGCCTCGGTCCCCGCGCGCTTCGTTTCGTCAGCGAAGAAGTCGACGCTGGAGGTGACTCCACTCTGCTCCTTCACCCACTTGTCGAGGTCGCGGAACATCGGGCCGAAAATCTTCTCGACCATGACCTGCGCGTTGAGCTGTTTGAAGGTGTTCTGGAGGTTGCCAATGCTGCCAGAGCCGGAAAAGATCGAGACGAGTTCCTGCTTTACCGAACGGCTCGCATCGAGGTAGGCCCCGATGATGTCCTGCCGGGCGCGCAGCTCTTCCGTGATCTGCCGCTCGTACTTCACCTGATCGAGGATGGCGGCCTTCTGGTCTTCGCGTAGATCGGCATTGCGCTCTTCGTACTGCCAGATGATGCGCAGCGCCTCGGCTTCATCTTCGCGGCCGGACGCAAGTAGCGCTTCGATCTCTATGCGGCGCTCAGACTCGCGCGTGATCTCCTGGTAGGGGCGGACCAGAGCCTCTTGGATGGTGTCCTTTGCCGCTTCGGCGTCCGCGATCGACTTCTCCCAATCGACAGGCTTCTTCGCACGCAACTCTTCAATCGTCGAGTCAAGCTCGCGGGTGGCCTGATTGGCGCGGTCGATCAGGCGAGGCTGCTCATCGAACGCCTCATTGATCCGCATGACGCGCTCAGCGGCTTCCTTGCCGAAGGCGGCAAGCTGTTCCGCCTCGCGCTCGACCTTGTCCGCGCCCTTGGTCGACCATTCAATGTGGAAGTGGCCGCGCTCTTTCAGGATTTTCGTCAGCCGCACACCTTCGTCGGCATAGGCTTTCTTGATCGACGCGGCGGTGATTCCCTTGCCAAACTGAATGTCGAGCGCGTTGCTGCTCTCGTGCGCGCTGGTGCCAGGCGCCGCGGTCGGATTGTCCTTGGGACGACCTTGCGCGATCCACTTGTTGTAGAGCCGTTCCTGGCTGGACGGGCCGCCAGGCTTTTCATCGCGGATCCATGTCGGGCGCGTGCCGGAATTGACCTGAAAGCCAGCGCTGGCCGCGATGCTGCGCGCTTCGGCCATGCCGATTTCTCGGCCGTAGAGGCCGGAGCCACTGCCGCGAACCGACTTTTGCGCCTCGTCAGCCGCTTTCTTGATCTTGGTGAGCCGCGCGAACTCCTTCTCGTATTGCTGCTGGCTGATGAACGTCCCATCCATCGACGCGCCGATGGGGTCATCCTTGCTCCGCTTGAACTGCTCGTTCAGTTTACCGACCGCAGTATTGTATTGCGTCGCGGCGGCTGAGGATTCGTCCAAAGCGTCGGTAACACGGCGCTGAGACAGGGCAATTGCGGCATTTTGCTGCGCAAGGCGCGCAGACCTCAGTGCCGCAGTATCATTTGCAATCTGGCCCTCAAGCTCGGACTTCCGACCGGAATTGAGAATGGCGGTTTCGCCATAGCTCGTTCCAAAAATACCATAGCGCTCGTTATCGCGGTTGATCTTGGCGAGTTCAGCCTGAGCACTGGCAATACGGCTTTCGATGGCGGATACCGCCTGATCGGCATTTGCCGCCTGGTTCACGAGAAAGTCGCCCTGGACCTTGATAGCGTTCGCAGTCGCGCTCGCGAGCTGATCCATCGCGCTTGCCGTATCTTTCGCGCTCAGGGCGAGCACGTCGAGGGACTTGGCAAAGTCGTAGGTCTTGTCCTTTGCCTTTCCAGCCTCTTCCCCGCTCTCGAAAATCTTGTCGATCAGCGGGCCAAGTGCGACCAGACCGATAGTGAGGGCCGCGCCCCAAGGGCCAGCAATAAAGGTGCCAAAGCGACCTAGCTTGTCGAGAGTTCGGTTCGCATTCCCTTCAAGGCCGGAAAACGCAAAGCCGAGCTGCGGCAACTGCTGAGCCATGATGGTCGATGCCTTGGTTCCCATCTGGAACTGGATCGCCATGTCCTGCATCTGCTGGCCAGCCTGCACGAACGCGACGCGCTGGGAACGAACCGAGTTGACCATCATGTGATTGGCTTCGGTGCCGCGCTTGGTCGCGCTCATCACCATTTCGGTTGCGCTCGCCTGGCGGTTGAGCCGTTCTTGCACCTGCTCGGCGGCGTTCGCGCGCGCAAGCGCCGCCTGCGCTGCAACTTCTTCCTCGCGAGCGAGAGCCTTCGCAGCAGCGATCGACTGGCGGACTTCCTGGGTATATTTGCCCTCTTCGCGAGCCGTAATGGCAAGGGCTTCTGCAACCTCGCGCGCCGCCATCGCGCGGGCTTGCTGGGCGGCTGCTGCCTCACGAAGTTGGGGCACCCCGAGATCAAGCGAACCAGCATCGTTGCGCTTTACCGAAAGTGCGGAATCGAGCGTGGCCTTCGCCTCTTCCGAGAATTGGCTGAGCTTGCGCTTTCCGGCCGCCAGCATTTCTTCGATGTCCGCAACGAACGAAGCTCGTGCAGCGCCGTCGCGCTGGTAGCTGAGCTTCGTATACTGCGGAAAGTCCGATGCGTTCGGCATGGATCAGCCTTCTCTTAGTGCTTCTGCGTAGAGGCGAGGAAGTTGCGTCATGACCTCGCGCGCAATGCGCGAGATCGAGACGCGCGCAGTGCGCGACGTGAATGGGATGCCAATGAAAGCAACAATGAAGTCCCGGTTCTGGAAACCCTTTGGCGCCCGACCACTCTTGAGCCTGCCACGCAGCGAGCGAGCCTTACCAGTCATAGCGACTGCCCCTGTCTTGACGACCAGTAGCGGATAGCCATTGACCGACTTAATCATCTCCAAAGGTCCGATACGGCTTTCGAGCCCGCTCGATTTCCAGAGGCTGGGCGTCAATCTGCGGCGGTCCTTCCCCCGTCCAACCATCCGTTGAATGTTGTCGGTTGGGATCCACAGCCAAGGACTTTTGACCGGGCGAATGTTCGCGCCGCGCGTGTAAGCCTCGATCGCGCCTACCGTGCGCTCAGACTTGGAGCGGACGTAGACAACACCTGAAGCTGACCATCCTCCAGCCTCGCGATAGACCTGCCCCTTGCGAAAGTCCGAAGTGGAGCCGAGCGCTTGACCGAGCCTGCCAAGGCCAGCAGCGCTCATATCCTGCCGGACCCTGGACTTGACCATCTCGGCTGCTCGGTGGGTCGCCTTCAGGGCGGCGTACTCGATTCGACGTTCAACCAGAGTTTGATGGCGGGCGAACGCGCCGAGGTAATCCCCGGCGCTCAACTGGACCTTAATCCCCATCGGACCTCAACCTGTACCGCTGATCGGCGATCACTGCGAAGGCGTCGAGCAGGAGCGCCGGCTGATCGAGCGGAGCCCCGCCGTCAGGATACACCATGCCCGCCGTCCCGCGGTCGCATTGGTTGAACAGCCGAATGAGTTCCCAATGCTCATCGGTTACGTGCTCGCGGGGGTTTCGTTGGAAGGCGCCGACGCCGGGGATGTCCCATCCGTCTCCGGCGAAGTCGTCGTCGGAGTCAAAACTGGCGGGGTCATCTCGGATAGCGACGGCGATGCGGAGTTTTTTTCCTCGTCCTTTTCGAGGTTCATCCGCCGCGCGGCAGCGACGAAGAGTTCCGAAGCGGCCATCGGGCTCTCTTCTTCCAGTCGTTCGAACAGTGCGACCGCGCAGTCCAGGGAGAGATAGCCACCCGAAAGCTCGCGCCGAACATCGAAGCCTGACCAGGACTTCACGACAGCCGCGATGGTGATGGGGGCCAGCATTTCCTGAAAGTCGGCGTTCTCCGCCTTCATTCGCTTGATTGGCCGCCACTCGGCCTCGACTTCGGAAAGCATCGCAGTGAGCAAACCTTCTTCGCCTGGATCGAAGTCCCAGACCAAGTCAGGATCATCCTTGCGCTGGAGTTCAAACTCGTCCTGCCGTTCCCACAGCGCTTTGATGCGAGGCTCGTACTTGGCGAATGAGGCTTCGTCGCTGAGTGCCTGAAGCCCGGCCAAGAACTCACGGCGAAATGCAGCGATGCCGTGAGTGCTCGTTTCGGAGCGCATCAGTTTGCGATAGAACCGCTTATCGCGGCCCGTCATGGCGCGGAGAATGAAAACCGGCTTGGGATCGTGATCCTCAAGCGAGGGGGGCGTGAAGGCGAGCGTTTCGCTCGCCTCCACCGGAATGTCCTGGGGCACGACAGGATCCTTTCAGTTGTCAGGGAATGGAAGATCAGGGAATGGCGGTGCCACCGGGGAAGTTGATGCACACGCTGCGCGACAAAGCGTCGACGAGCAGGTTGGTGCCTTCCATGATGATGCCGCCGCCAAGGTCCGGGTTGCCGTAGTCAAACCGGGCATCGGGGATCACGATCTGGACGATGTTCCAGGCCGACGAACCCCACTGCGCAAAGACGGGGTGGTAAGCCTGATTGTCGGCCAGAGCGAGCGTGTCGAGCGTCGCCTTCCGATACTTCTGGAGCATCGCGTTCACCGTTGCGGTGCCGCCAGTCAGTTCGGGAAGGTCAACACCGTCGACCTTGTTCGGGTTGGGCGGGAACTCGGTCGACAGGCCCATGTTGAGCGTCAGATTCGACGCGCCAACCGCCACGTTCGCCACGCTCAGGTCGCCATTCTTGAAGAACGGAACCGCGCCAAGCGCCGGGACGCTCGGGGTGGTTTCATCGGCGTAATCGTCGATGGTGCCTTCGAACGAGCACTGGAGTTCGGGGTACTGCGCCTGGTCCTTGGTACTGACAGGGATGGCAAGCGTCAGGCCGGAGAGGCGCACGTCCTTCATGTCGTAGCGGATGCCGTCCGTCCAGATCTGCTGCGAGAGGATGATCGGGTCAGTCGACGAGATGTCGCGCATGTAGCCGAGCTGCGGCGGGATCTGGTAGTTGCCACTGATCGTCGATCCGAACGTCTCAACAAAGGTAGCGGCTTTGCCCGAGGTGTAATCGCGGATCGCGGTGAGCTGATCCTTGAGGGTCGTGCCCAGGCTCTTGAGCAGAATCGCCATACCCACGTAGAGGTCGGCGGTGCCGGTCGCTCCCGCACCAAGGGTAAGCCCATTGGTGGAGCCGGACGAGCCGGCTTCCGGCGATGCCGGGATGGCGCTGGTGGTGCGCAGTTCGGTCATCTTGGCGCACTGGAGAATGCGCCCGATCAGGAAGGCGTTTGCGGCAGGCAGGCCGCTACCAGGCGGGCGGAGCTTGATGTTGTAGGAGAAGCCCACGCGCTTGCCGGAAATCTGGTCGGCATTCTTGAACGGCGAGCCGGTGTATTCATCGTTCGCGATGGTCACGCCCTGGATATTCCACCGGAACTGCGACACCGGCATGATGTCGGCGGGCTGGGTCGGGGTCGTGAACGTCCCCGCGACGGACTGGATCGCGACCGCGATGCAGGTGCTGTTCGACTTGAGGGCCATTGTGGCGTCCTTTCTCTAGGCCGCGATCAGGCGATGCCGCCGGCGTCAGCCGGAGCGTCCTGCGGGGTGGGGGTAGCGGGCACTTCGGCGCGCAAGGTTGCCGCGTCGATCGCAGCGGCGAGTTCTTCTGGGGTCTTCGCCTTCGCGGCGGCCTTGGACAGCGCGGACATATCCACGCTGCCCGTCCCCAGCGGGGGGCAGGTTAGTTCGGCCATTCGATTGGTCCTTTCGGGTGGTCAGTTGTGCGGAGTTGCGATTGTGAAGTGATCCCCCAAGGGGGTGAACCACTGCACTTGAAACCGGAGCGACGCGGAATCGACATCCTTGCCGCGCGGCTCAACCGGAGCGATGTCCTGCTCCTGAATGTCTTGCAGGCCGATCCCGAGCGTCCGGTCGGCGGCGATGGCGGCGACCACATGGCCGAGCGCATCACGGTTGGCGCGGGAAATACTCCCCGTCGCGGGGAGGCTGTTCACCGCCTCGACATGGATTTCGGCGGTGTGGATGGCCTGCCCGTTCTCGTCGGCGATGTCGAAGCCGTAGGCGGAGGTGAAGATCACGAGCGCCGGGAACTGATCGTCCTCGATCGCGACCTCCAGCGTGTCGGAGGTGATGACGGTCTGGGCCGAGAGTGGGGCGTAGCCGTCAAGTACGGTAGCGAGACGATCCTCGACCTGGCTCAGCGAGTGGCTGCTAGGCATTGACCTTCACCACTTCGAACTCCCAATAGTTGCCAGAGGTGTCGCTACGCACGTTTACCGGCTTAAAGGTGAGTCCCGCCAATTTGCCGAGCGTGATGCGACAGGCGCCGCTTGGTTTCTGCGGGACAGCGGACTTGAGCAACTGCACACCGATGTCCTGTTCGATCGCCTGCGCGCCGTCGAAACTGCGAGCCATGTCGCGGTAGTCCACATAGGCGTTCATCGCCGTGAAGGTGGAAGCCGCCGCCGCCTTGTAGGCGATGCTATCCCCCAGATATTCCATGCAGGGGTCGTCCATGAACGCCCCCTCCATGTCCTCCAGAATACTCACGCTGCCGGAGCCTCGTCTTCGGCGTCAGCCGGAGCGGTGGTGGGATCGAACACCGGGTTGCGAGCGTCAACCGGAGGCGCAACCTCGGTTTCCTTCGCGTTGGAGCGCGCCTTCTTCGCGATGCCGTGCTCGATGTAATAGGCGGCGAGCTTGTCAGAGATTTCGCGCACCTCGCCTTTGTTGACGACAATCATGCTGCCGTCGAAGGCGGTGAACGTGGACAGAGCCTCGATTTTCATGGGGTGGGCACTCCTAGGAGAGCAACGCCGGACGAGCCGCTAGGCCCGCCCGGCGCGCGTGACGATCAGGTGTTCTTGCCGCGGAGCAGGACTTCGGGGCGCGTGACCATGTGGAGCGGGTAGGAGTAGATCTCCGGCTGCACCCACTGGTTGCGCTTCGCGTCGCGCACGAGGTTCGAGTAGATCGGACGGCCGATCGTGTTGACCGTTTCGAAGTCTTCGCCCGGCCCGTTGATCCGGCGGTAGAGGCCGGGGACGCCCTGGACGATGAACTTCACCTTGGTCGCACCGATCGCGATGGTGCTGTTGTCGTCGGTGCCCTTGTAGTTGATCCAGTCAACTTCGGCGAAGCGGAAGGTCGCGAAAGCCTGATTGGTGCGCAGCGCTTCGGCGGCCTGCCAGCTTTCATAGGTCCGCACGACATCGGCATGGTTCACGAACTGGTCGTAGAACGTATCGCCGCACAGCGCGAGGATGCGAACGCCGGGGTTCCACGCGCCGCCCAGCGCGCGGGCGATCGGGCGGGTGACGCTGTTCGAAATCAGGCTGCGCAGCGCACCGCTCGCCGGGGTGGCATTGTCGAGATCGAAGTCGATCTCCGCCGGCTGAGCGATCCCGAACTCGCTGAAGTAATCGTAGAGCGTCGAGCCGTCCGCATCGAGCAACTGGCCCTGAACGGCGCCAAGGCGATGCAGTTCCATGGTCAGCTCATATTCCATCAGGAGCTTCTGCTGCTTCTGGGCAATGATCTGCATGGCGGTCACGAGGTCGCCTTCGGTCCCGAAGGCGCGGACGTTGGCGATTTCGCGTGCGTAGACCTGATCGGCCTTGGCGACGCGCGGGATCGAGAAACTGCGCAGCTTGGCCTTCTCGGTGGTCCCCATCGACGGTTCGGTGCCGCGCTGCGAGGTGGTGATCGGGGTAAGGACCATGTCCTTGCGTTCGATCGTGACGGTGTCGGTCGTGACGCCTTCACCAGGGCCAAACAGGTTCAGAGAACCCAGGAAGCTCGGGATCGACGGCATCTTCTCGACAGCCGCAGTCATCGACGACAGCGAGAAGGCGTCGTCGTTGAAAATGTCCATGTGCATGGGGTGTGTTTCCTTGTCCTACGCCCGCAATCAGGCGACGTTGATGCCGAGAGCGAGAAGCTGGGCGCGGGCCTTGGCCTTCTGAGCCGCAGTCGCCCCGGTCTTCCAGGTCAGATCGTTGAGGTTGACGGTCGCCGGGCCGCGCACGAGTGCGGTGGTGGTGACATCGGCGCTGCTGGCATCGGTGGCCTTCATCAGAATGCACGAGGCATTCTGCGAGCCATCAGTCCCCGCCGGATCCCATTCGACCACCTTCTTGACGGTTTCGGTGCCCGAGTAGGCAACCACAATCGGGATCAGATCGCCGACCAGCCAGTCATTCGCGCCGTCAGCCAGGGTGCCGTTGATGCCGCCGTTGTAGGCGGTTCCGATCGTGCCGATGCCGTCGACGGTGCCGTCAGGCTTGACCACCTTGAACTTGCCGGTCGCGCCAGTGACGGTCACTTCCAGGTGCCAGGTGCCTTCCATCGCGCCCGCGTCAGCGGTCCACGAGCCGACAGTGCCGTTGCCGACAGTGCCGCCAGTACCGCTAACCGGCGTTCCGGCGGTCGCAGTCGGGGTTCCGGTTTCGATCGTGCCGAGCACAGTGCCCGCCGCGAGGTCGCCGGTATCGAGAGTCACGGCGTCGACATGATAGCCAACGCCCATCGCGAGTTCGCCAATGAACTCGCCTTCGTGCATTCCTTCGGTGAGGGTAGCCATTTCCCTTATCCTTTCTTCGAGTCAGCCGTTCAGCGAACGGACTGCGGATTGTTGCGCGCGATGGCGTTTTCCCAGAGGGCGGCCTTGTCGCTGCCCTGGGGGGTGGTCTTGCCGCCGTTTCCGGCGTCGATCTTGGAGTTGCCGGTTTCCGCGATGGCTTCCTTCATCACGGCGCGGGCCGCGGCTTCGGATTGATCGTCAGAGGCGTTGCCTCCACCGGAAACAGGGGTCTTGCCGAGCAGTTTCACCAGCCCGGAAGCGGAGAGGCCGGCGTAATCGTCGTCGGCAAGCATGGAGAGCGCGAGTTCGGCCTTGCCCTTGCAGGCGGGGTCGTTCTCGACGGCGGAGACAACCGCCTTCACGCGATCGGCCGATGCTTCAGACTTCGGCTTGATGGCCGGATCCGAGTCCTCGCCTACATCGTCTTCGTCGCCGTCTTCAGTGCAGCCTTCTTTCTTCTTCGGCATGTCTTCAGCCGAAGCGGCGACGGGAGCGGGGAGGGCGGCGCTCAAGCCGGCCTTCTGCTCATCGCTGAGCTGGGCCATCAGGTCATCGGCGGAGAGTTCGGCGAGCGCCAGCACAGCGCCCGACGAAGTGCGAGCGAGCGCCGCCGCCAGCCCGGTCTGGGCAGGGGTCGTCATAGATTCAGTCCTTTCGGAGTATTCAGCGGGCGAGTTTTGCGACCGCTTCGAAAATGGCCTCGGGGGTATCGACTGCATCGACGAGGCCAAGGTCGAGTGCATCGTTTCCAGTGAACCAATCACCCTCCAGCGCCTTAACGGCAGCAGCGGAAATCGGTCGGGTAGCGGCGACATGGTCGCAGAAAATGTCCCAGGTTCCATCAACCCAAGACTGGAGCTTGGTCATGGTGGCCTCGTCGGCAACCTCATACGGGCCGCCGCGGGCCTTGCGTTCACCAGCACGAACCATCGTGACTTCGATGCCGTTCGCGGTGCGCCCCTTGGTCATGTCGACCAGCATCGTCCAGACGCCGATCGAGGCGACCTGGCCGGTCTGAGTGGTCATCACTGCATCGCAGGAGCTTGCGATGGCATAGGCGGCGGAGCAGGCCATCTCGTTCGCGAACGCTACAATCGGCTTCCCGCCGTTTGATGCGCCCATCTTGCGCAGTTTACGCGCGAAGTCGAAGCAGCCCGCGACCTCGCCGCCGGGGCTGTCGATGTCGAGCAGGATGGCGCCGACTTCCTTGTTCGACTGCGCGTCGGAAATGATGCGATCAAGGCAATCATATCCAACCATGCCGCTATACGGCTCAACCCCGCCGAGCTTGTGGACTGTGGTTCCGTCGATCGCGACCTTGGCGACGCGCTGTTCGACCACGTACATATCGCGCGCAGTCTTCGGCTTGTTCCAGTAACCGTCATCGTCCATCGCCATCTGGCGCATTTGCGCGGCCCCAAGCGAGCGGCCGTCGATGGTATCGAGCTTCTGGATTCCGAGCCGGTCGACCAGCGCAGCGCACAGCATCTCGGCCTTCTCCGGCCGGAGCATCAGTGGGGCGTTGAAAAGGCGCCCGGCGACGCGCGCGAATTTGCTCATGCCGCAATCCTCCCGTGGTTGGGATGGAATCCGTACTTCTTTTCGGCATCCTTCCTTGCCGCAGCGGCCTCTTCGATAGTGTGGAAATACCCGAGATTGCGGACCTTCCCGCCGCCCTTAATCATGGCAACCCATTTCCGGGTACGCGCGAAATAGCTCACTCCCGTTACGCCGCTAGTGTTGCGCTTGTTGAGCTTTTGGTTCTTTGCATTTTCAGCGTCGGGAACATCGCGCAGATTGGCAATTCGATTGTCGCCCTTGACTCCGTTGATGTGGTCAATGCCATGCTCAGGCCATGAGCCATAATTGATAGCCCATGCGACGGAGTGAGCAGTTAGGGTCTGCCCGAAAATTGCCCCATGAAAGTAGCCATTCCCATTCTTGGACTTCAGCGCCGGCTTCCCAGCATATTTTACGTTCCAAATGCGGGCAGAGTGTTCGGGCGACTGCTCATTCCCAATGAAGAGGTGTGAGGATCGGGCCTTCCACGTCAGCACACCAGTTTCAGAGTCATAGTCGATCAGTTCGCGCAGAACGTCGGGAGTGATCCCCCTCTTCTCACTCATCACTTTGACCCTTCTTGCGCTTAGATTCGAGAGGGATTCCATCCCCATCACGGTCCTGCTCTGACCCGCCTTCGCCACTGCCATCTTCGGCAGAACCGGCGTCAGCCTTGACGTTATAGTTGGGAGTGGCCAGGCCGCGCTTTTGGCGCTCTTCCATCCACCACTTTTCTTCCATCATTACGTCGATCGGATCACGACCACGCTCCAGAATGTGCTCAACCGTCGAAGCACGACCGGCGGCCGCATCGGCATTGTTGGCATCGCTTTCCTTCTTGGGGTCAACCGAGCCGCGTCCAGGGCCAATCCACTCGGCCATCGTGATGGCAGTCTTGTTGCGGTAGAACCCGAGAGGTCCGCCAGGCACCTTCACATCGCCGTTCGCCACCTCTACCTCCAGCCAGGCAGCATAGATCGGGGTGAGGAAGTGATCGCAGAAGAAGCGGCGGTCCTCCAGAAACGAGCGCCAAACTTCATTCAGCAGGGCGCGCGCAGATGAATAGTTGATGCCAGCATAATCCTGAGCGAGTTGCGGGTACGAAATGCCCAGCGAACTTGCGATCTTCTGGAGCACGAACTTAGCGAACTCGGGGTAGTTGCCGTTCGGATGCTGAGCATTCGGGATGACAACGTCTTCTTCAGGCAGTAGGTGCGTGACCGATGCCCCGTCGACCACGACCGGGCTTTTCTCACGCATGGAAAGGTAGGATTCAACCCACGGGTCAACCCCGCCCGTCTCGCTGGTTGGTGCGAGTGCGGCCTCAAGGTCGTCGGTCGTGCCGGGAGACTTGATGAAGAACGAGAAGATCGCCGACTTCAACGCAGCCTGCACTTCAGCCCGATCGACCCGGTCCAGCATCTTCGCCGGGATCATCACCTCGGCAAGGCGTGAAATGCCACGGTTCTGCTCTGTGCGGCGCGGGGAGAAGACGTGGAGGAACTTGGCCCGGCCGGTCTTTCCATAGGACGGGATGTAGTCCCAGCGCAGATTGCGCATGTCCGGCGTAGGGTCGTTCGGATGGCCGGATCGCACCCAATAGCCGATCGCCGCTCCGTTGACATCGAATGCGATGCCGTTGCGAAGGTACTGGTTCTCGATGATCCCACGGTCTTGCGGTGTCGAAATCCGCTCCGCCTCGATCAGCATCACGTTGGTTGTGTTCGCGAGCCCGCGCCGATTGTCGCGGATCTCTGCCGCCACCTCTCCGTCGCGCGAATAGGTGAGGTAGGCCAACTTTGCCAGCGCGCCAAAGCTGAGCTTCATGCGGGCATCGCAGCGCCGATTGATGTCATTCGACCAGACCGTGAAACGATCCTGCACGTCGGCAGTCCACTTCATCCGCCAGTCGTAGTCACGGTTCAGCAGTGTGTGCCGAGGCTGAGCCGACAGGCGGATATTGACCCCGATGACTGATTCAACGCGGCGATCGAGGCCGCCATTGATCCAACCGTTGTTCTCGTCGAGGTCGCGGGCGCGGCCCAGGATCGTTTCGCGTTCGCCGTAGTTGCTCGTCCCGGCGAAGCGGATGTTGGGCCTCCAGCCGGAAGTCTCGCTCAGGTCGTGGCGCGCCGCATCGCGCGTGGTGTTCGCCCCGGCCAGCGCAAGCGCGGCTGCGGAAGGCACAATTGTCCCGTCCGTGCGGACACGGATTCGAGGTTTCTGCGCTGTCTGCATCCTAGTTCCTGTATGCGAGGCCAATGGCGCGGCGGCGGCGCGTCGGGGTGATTCCCTCATCGATCTGTGCCTGGAACAGTTCAGAGCGCAGGGTATCGAGGTACTTGTTCAGGTCGTCCATGCTCGCGATGTTGACGCGCACGCGGCGCCCGTCGCGCCATAGTTCGACGTAGGACTGGCCCAGAGCGATCTTCTGGCGCTGGGATTCAACCTCGCTGATCCATGTTTCAATCTGGGATGAGGTTGCCATTATGAAATCTGCCTCCAGTTCCACACCACCACCGCCACATAGATCGCCACCAACAGACCCGGCGCGGCTGCACCTCCATGGACCGCACCCCATGCCCCCATCGCCACCATTGCGGCGCCTTTGATCGCAATCGTCGGCCAGAAGCCGATAGTCTCAAAGCCCGCGCGCATCACCGGGTTAAGCTCACGCCCGCCTTGGTCCAGAATGCGCCGTGTGGTGAAGCCGTCGAGCGCTTGCAGCACGGCCAGCACGATCAGCAGGGCCAGCGTCATGCCTCGTCCCATTCAATCGAATTGGCGCAGTGGTCGCGCTCGCCGGTCAGGTTCAGGAACAGCCAGTCGATGATGCTCCGCAGCGTTTGAGCGCCGCGTACTTCGCGCAGCGCAGCCCTGCCTACCCGGCTCGAAATCGTCTCATCGGGGTTTCCGCCAAAAAACGCATTGCCGCC